TTCAATGCTAAAATTAAGGCGTTTAGAGCTGCTTTAAGGGGAGTAACGGATATAAAGTTCTTTCTTTTCAGACTTACAAAGCTATATGCTTAATCCCCCTGGTTTATCGGGTGAGCCCATTTTATTCCGCTTCGCGTGTCTGCGTTATGAAGGTTCGACATGACACGCTTGAACGAGCGTTCCATGTTTTCGTCCGAAACAATTTCTGGGATGAGGTTATATAAAGGAAAACAGATAGAAGTCGGTGCTTCTACCTGTCCTAACAAGTCTTCCAATGTGTTGACAGCCTTCCTGTCCTGTGGGGAGATACTTGCGCACTCCCCACATGTGGTTAATGTCGTGTTCCGGCTTTCCATAATTCGTTTATCATGCTGTTGCCGAGGCTCTAATCCCTCGGAGTTTGTTTGCGGCAATCCTCGTGCCACGTCAGAGTCCCCCGATTAAGTACCACTTAGAATTTCAGCCGACCGCCGTAGTTCGTGTTCGAGTTCGAAGAAGCGTTGTTCGCGTTCGCATAAGCGAGACCGCTGTTCGCATTCGAGTTGTTGCCAGACCGCAGAACACAGCGGCGCGTGGGATTTTCTGCCTTTTGTTTCTTGTTATACTATCGGACGCACAATGTCCACTTTTAGTCCCAAAGCGTCAATGATGCGGAAAAACATTCCCACACCAGGCTCTATCACACCTTTCTCTATGCGTGATATGTAGGTCTTGTCCGTACCGACTTTCTTTGCGAGGTCAGATTGGGTCATGTGCTCCTGCTTACGGGCATCATAGATAATCTGTCCCACGCAATAGTTGGTGGCTTCTTTTCTGAAAGCCTCTCTTTCCGCAGTTCCTACTGCTCCATACTTGGCGTCAAGAATGGCATCAAAACTGCTAATGTCATTTCTTTCCTGCATAATATTCCTTTTTAAGTTCAAGTGCTCTGTCTATCTCTTTGGAGGGTGTCTTCTGGGTTTTCTTCTGAAAGCCGTTGAAGAGCATCACGATGTTGCCCTCGTCGAAAATGAAGAACGCTCGATATATATTACCATTGTAGGAGGCTCTTATTTCATAGAGACCATCCTTTATGTACTTTACAAATTTTTCGCTCACTCTGTCCTGCATCTTCAGCACATCAAGCACATAGTCTATCTTCTTCTGCGCTCCTGCTTCCAAGGCGCGGTAGAACGTGAGGAAATAATCTTTGTAAACCAGTATTCTCCGTTCTGAGTTCATGGTGCAAAGGTAATACAAAAAGTTGATATATCATACAACTTTTACTTTTATTTTGCAGAGCCTATAAAAAATCTCGCTGATGCGAGATAAAAAGGGAGAGGGAGCAGCCTCCTTTCGTCGGCTCTCCCTCTGACGCTTTTTTCGAGCTTTCGCTTTCCGCTTAGTCAACAATCACGAATTTTCCGCGGAAGGCCAGCCGACCGCCGAAGTGCGTGTTCGAGTTCGAAGAAGCGCTGTTCGCGCCCGCAAAAGCGAGACCGCCGTTCGCATTCGAGAAGTCGCCAGACCGCAGAACACAGCGGCCTCTGCTGCCGGGGAACCATAGTCCTGCCGCATAGTGGGTCGTGTATTTGCTGGTGTCGGTCTGATGCACCTTGCTGGGCAATATGTCGCACTTGGCTCCATGCACAACTCTCACCACGCAGTTGCCGCCACTGGTAACGCTCTGTACCATGCGCTCTGTCTTCTTTATCGGGTCGTAGATGTGGAACACATAGTCCACAGGGTCGTCGTTTGTCTCCACGCATCTGTTCTTGTAGAACTCTGTGTAGCTCTTCACGTTTCCTGCTATGTAGTCCATCCACTCCGAGTCACAGCCCACATAGTGCTTCAAGCCCATGATTGAGTTCATCGCATTGCCCACATAGGCGGTGTCGGCCATGCCTATGTCGTCGCGGCTGTTCAGTATCGCATCATGCGCTCCGTTGCCCACAACGGCTTGCTCGTTGGTCGTGCCGTGCGTTGCCCACCACAGGTTGCTTATCTCCTTGTGCATCTCGTAGTCTTGCAACTGATAACCCTCGCCACGCATACGGCAGCAGTTCTGGAAGTCCTTGTCGGTGAAGTGCAACGTGCCGTTAGGCATCTCCGTCGGGTTGCCCTCGCTGTCGTATGCCCATTCGTTTGAGGTCTGCGATGTTCCGTCGCCTTTCTTCGAACGCACCGCTCCCGATATGCTTCGGGGGCGTTTCAGTCCGTCTATGGTTATGGGGTACGTTCCAACGAGGCTGTCCACATCGCCCACGGTATGCTCCGTCCATTCGGGTTCTATGGCTTCCAAACTCTCGCTGTCAACGGCAAGACACATGGTGTCTTCGATGTCGCGATACGATGTGAAGTACATCCACTTGGCACCGTTCGGCACATCACAGAACACATATTTGCCTATGGTAAAGTCAAAGTAGGTGTGGCTCACCATCATGATGAACTTGCCTACTATCTTTCCGCTCGCATCGGTGAACACGGCTCCGAGCCTTGCATGGTTCAGTCCAGGCCACCTCACTTGCTTCATGCCTTCCACGTCCATGCGGTAGGCATTCACGTTGGCGGCTGTCGTGATGATGTTGTCGCCGATGGTCTCGACCTCCTGCGCCTCGTCTGCATAGATGCCTGTATTCTCGGCATAGAGCAACTCCGAAAGCATTGCTTCTTTCTTCTTGCCTACGGTGGTCAGCGGCTCGTTGTCGGTCATTGAGTGGAAGATATACTTTACTTGGTTCTTGTAGTCGTTCACACCTTTGTACCAGAAGTGGGGTAAATGGTGGAAGATGTCGAAGCCTTCTCCTGCGCTGTCGCCCACATCAAAGGTTTCGCCGTTAATGAGGCGGTTGAAGTCGGTGTCGCTCAGTTGTCTGCCTTCCATCTGTTTCAACTTACTGTTGTAGGTACACTTGTAGGCATGGGTGTTCTGCACGATTTTCAGTGTGTGTCCGCTTGCCACGAATGTCTTGTCGTAGTCGGCACCTGTCTCGTTCTCGGGATTGCTGTATTTCTCGCAGAAGTCGCCGCTCACTACATCGTCTATCTTCACCATGGAGAACTGCGAGTTGATGACGGTCAGTCTGGGGAAGTACGTTTGCAGGGCTTCCACCTCTTCATCTTCCACCAACTCTGTCAATATCCAGCGTCCCAACAGTCCACTACACTGGCCGCTCTCATCGTAGGTTGCTCCGTTGGCATCTATTCCCACGGCACCGCTATTCTTTATAGCGCGCAGCATCTCCACACTTGCCGTGGCATTGATGCCGGGTATGCGCACACTCTTCAACGCTCCTGCCGTGGTTATCTGCCGCAGCAAGGTCATGGTGTCTATCTTCGGACATTCGTCCAAGAACATCTTCGTCACCTTGCTCATGCCGCCCTCAATGGTCAGTCCGCCGGGATAGGTCAGCCGTGGCAGGTTCTTGAAGTAGAGTGTGGTCATAGTACCGGGCAACTGTAGCGTTTCTATCGGGGCGGTCTCTGCCAAGTCAATGCTCGCAAGTTGCGAACCGCTCGCCAGCACCTCGGTCAGCCGTGGACAGTACGAGGCTATGATGCTCGTTATCTTCGTGTTCCGCACGTCTATGCGCTTCAAGAAACTCTTGTTGCCCATGTTCAGTTGGGTGATGGCTCCGCTGCCTTCTTCTGGCGTGTAGTCCTCACCGCCGATGATTATCTCCTGCAGCAGGTCGCAGTTGCTGATGTCCCAGCCCTCTGCCTTTGGTGTGCAGCCGCTCACGTCAAGGCTGGCAAGGTATTTCGCACCAAACACATAGAGCATCGTTCCCGAGCCTGTGGCGGTCATGCCGCTCTTCAGCGTATAGCTTTCTCCTGCTTTGAGGTAACAGCTGTCCACACAAGCGTCTGCACGGTCCACACCCAGTCCGAAGAATGCGTCCTGCGCTGCCGTTATCTTGATGCTGATGTCCGTACCCACGGCACGCATCTTGAACGGGTTGGTGTACAGCTCGCCAACTTGGTAGAAGCCGTCACGATAGGCGAAACGCTTCTCAAACGTTACAGGCAGGTCTTCATACCTCAGTCCGTGTACGGCATAGTAGTAGTTGGCTCCTGCCTTGGAGTTCTCTATGTATTTGCGCTCGTTGTCAAACGAACTGGTTATCTTCGCCCACTTGTCTATGCGGTCGGTTATCCACAGCTTCTTGCAGCCGTCTGCCGAGAATATCTTGATGCCGTCTGCCTCTGCCGTGCGCATATCCTGCGCCACATCATGCAGTGTTACGGTAGTGCTGCCCTTGTCGTCAAGCCAGAACTTGTCTCCTGCATACGCTTGCTGGAACATCACCGAGTTCCAGCCTTGGTAGTAGTGCTTGGGGTCTACCTTGCTGTCCAAGTCCCAAGGTATGGTCACACCGCAGTCGTTGTCCGAGAGCCACACGCAGTCACCATCATACCAGTGGTTGAAGTAGGCGCGTACCAGTCCGTTGGTGTCGAGGTAGAACGTTATCATCATGTTCTTGCTTCGCTGGTCAACGGCCAATACATAGTCGCTGCCCACCACATACGACAATGTGGATTTCACGTTGGCCCATTCGTGCAGCTCTTCGCAGAACTTCTTCAGACGGTTCTCCTTGGTTCCTGCCACGGTCTTGCCGTGAATGGTGATGTCGCCGTCTGCCTCTGTGCGGTCTTGCGAGCAGTCTTGCGTCCACCGCAGCCACTTGTACAGGCGGTACGGCACTTTCTTGCCCTGCGCATACAGGTCGTTCAAGTCGTCATCATCGGGGTATCGGCTTTCATAGTAACTCAGCCAGATGGGTTTGCTTGTGGCAGGGTCGAGCTTCATCATGTCTTCGATGCCGTTCACGCCTTGCAGCCAGCACAGACTGTCATACTTCAAGTACTCGAAGCACTCCACAGGGTTCAGCACTCTGCCTGTCACCGTCCATTTCTTCACGCTCTGGTCATACTGCATCTTGCCCGTGGTGTCTTTCCACTTGCCGCCTGTGTACTTCACATACTTGTAGTCGTTGGTCAAGTACACCGTTCCCCAGTCATAGTTCTTCACATCATCGGCAATGACTTCGGCAAGGCTCTTGTCCACTTCGGTCGGGTCGGCGGTAGCATCACACTCTGCCATTTTTCCCGTACCGTCATTCTCCAGGAAGATGTGCTTCTCGCCGCAGTACTCCGAGAGCATGTAGATGTTCGAGGCTATGAGTTCGTCACTCTTGGCAAGGGTCTGTACCTTGAAGATGTTGATGTCTTGGCCTTTCTCTGCCACGAGTTCCTTGAAGTCGCCATAGTTCAAGCAATCTCCGTTGTAGCCGCTCACTTTCTCGAAGCCGAAGAAAGAGGGGTTGCCCTTGTCCACGTTGAAGTTGGCCTTGGCATGGAAGTAGGCGTAGGTCTCGTTGGTGGCATCCACGCTCTGCTGGTCGGTGCGGAACAGGGCGCACGTCACGCTGTCGATGCTGGTGTTCATCGTGCCTTCGCCGTTGTAGGCGTTCTGTGCAGGGGTCATATAGTCGGCTCCCATGGCGCGCTGCACCTTGTTGAACAGTTCCATCGTGGCTCCGTTGTTCGCGCCTGTCGAGTCGGAATAGTCCACCTTGATTGTTATGGTCTTTACCCACAAGCCGCCGTCTATCACCTGTATTTGGCTCTTCGCTGCCATCTTCTGTGCCGTCTTGAACTTAGCGAGTGCCGTCGGGTTGTCCTTGAAGTCCTCCTCGGTGTGGAGCATCTCAATCTTGCAGCCCTTGAACTTGCCTTTCTTGTTCTTGATTGGGCGAAGCGATGAGGTCGTGCCTTGGTTGGTGGTCGGCACATTGTACACCTTGCAGTCCTGCCATGGGCGGTCGGGAAAACGGATTACCCAGTCAAAGTAGGCTTTGGTCTTCTTGTCGCCGTCCAGCTTGTCAAGGTAGCCGGGGTAGCTCTGCTCTATGTCGGGGGTGTCGGCGTTCTTCAGCAGCGTCACGCAGCACAGTCCTGCGTTCATGCACGCTTGCAGTGTGGGGCGGTCTTTGGTTGTTCCCTCTGCCGTCTGCGATGCCATCACTTGGTTCTTCTCGTATTCGGTCAGCATGGCGGTGGTGTCTTTCTGTCCTACGAGGTAGTTGTTGAACGCTTGGCGGTAGTTGTAGTAGGTCGCCCATGCCGTGAGGCGGTACAGGTAGATGTCGGCTTTTGTGCCGTCAAAGAGCATCGTCATGTCGTTGTGCGCGAAGCGTCCTGCATTGTAGTAGGTGGCTGCTGCCTCGTCTCCGTTCACATATATCTTGATGCTGCCTATACCCGAGTAGGGGGCAATGCTGGTCGGCTCTATCACGATGTCAAAGCGGGTCTCCTTGTCGGTCGCATACAGGGCTACGGCGGTCTGCTGTGCGCCAAGGTCGTCTGGGTTGGCGGCGGTGGCTCCGTCGCAGGTGAATACAAGCTTCTCGCCTGTCACATAGAAGCCGAGCGAGTTGTCGCCAAGGCAGTCTATGAGCCTTGCCGTGCGGTCTTCCACGTTCTTCACCTTGATGGTGAAACTCAGTGCCAGTCCGTTCTGCTCGATGCTTGTGCCGGAGAATGGTTTGTAGGTGCATCGGGCTTTCATGTCCTCTGCTATGCGCAGTGCCATGCGTCCCTTGTCGTTCTCCGTTCCGTAGGTGGGTGTGCCGTAGGTGTCCTTTACAAAGCCGTTGCTGCTCCAGTTACAGTTCTCCACGTTCACCTCCACGCTGCCGTCCTTGATGCTCTTGTCGGTCTCGCCGTTGCTGCGTGAGTCCATTGTGATGTTGAACTCTCTGAGGGTGGTCACTTCTTCCACGTCTACAAGCGAACCGTCCACCACAAATGTAGCGGTCTCGCCTTGGCTGTCGCCGCACGTCACTTGCACCGACACGCTCTTCGTGCCGTCATGCACGCTCTCAAGCACTTGCTTGGTGTAGGTGTTGGTCTGCTGGCGGTAGGCTATGGCGGTGGTCTCCTTTGCTCCGTCATAGAGTATGGTGGCTTGCGGCTCATCGTTGTCGCCTACATACACGGCATAGTCTATTTCGATGTTCTCGTATAGCTTGCGCTTGCCTTTCAGCTGGTCGGTGTACCACCGCATGGCGATGATTGGGGTATTGTTCCCTGCTTCCACTACCATAATGGCGGTATGCAGGTAGTTGCCCCTCACACCGCTGCTCACATCTTCGCCATGGATGCGCAGGGGATAGGCTCCGTGCGTGAGTGCTTCAGTCAAGCAGCTCTTTGGATCCACGGTGATGCTATGCGAGTAGGTGTCAAGTATGGTCTGCTCGCCGAGGGTCTTCCACTCGCCGTTCATGTATATCTCGGTAATAACCTTGATGCCCTTGTCCGAAGCGTTGTTGGCAAACTTGTACATCGGTATGCTCTTGGCGACTCCGCCTACGGCAAGCGAGGTGCTGCTGGTGTAGTTCAGTGTCTGCACACTGCTGATGGTCACGTCCACACCGCTCACGTTGATGTTGCGGCTTCCCGTGTTTCCTGCATCGTCGTAGGCTATGAGTTGGAACCTCTTTGTTGTGGCGGTCACGAAGTAGCTGCTCACGTCCATCTCGAAGTCGTAGGTGTCTCCGCTGGCTGACGAGGCGCGGTTGAACATGAAAGTCTCCAAGGTCTGTCCCGTGTCGCGGTCTTTCAGAACCACCTTTTCTATCATGTTGCTCAGCTCGTTGTTGCCTTGCGTGGTGATGCTTCGCACGGCGGCTTTCATCACCACGCTGCCTCCTGCCTTGGCATAGAGCGGACTTTGCTCAAACTGTATGCTCACAATGGTGCCTGTACTCTCTCCACCACCGCCGCCTACGGCAAACTGCACCTCATCGCCCACGGCTTCATGCTCGGCGTTCTCCAGCTGGAGTTTCACCACACCTTGGGTTTCGGTGTCGATGCGCAGGTTGTTGGGTATGTTGGTGTATGCGCCGCCTGTCGAGAAGGCTTCCTTGCCGTCTTTCTCTGGGGTGTCCGAGGTGGGTACGGCATTGTTGCCGCCTCCGCCAAACTCCACCCACGGCTTCAAGTCGGCTGGGTTGATGTCTTCTACGTTGCGTGTGAATTGGTAGGCTTCCCATTTGGGCGAGCCGTTGCTGGTCATGTCTGCGGTCTTGTAGGTCAGCACAACACCTGCTTTCATATACGACAGTCCGCTCTCTTTCTCCTTGTCGAGCACGGCTTTTATGGCGGTAGAAAGGGTGTATTCAGTATCATCGCAGATGTCATTTACATTCACCGTGTTGCCTATGGCACTGCCGTTCGAGCCGAAGTCTGTCCAGTTGGCCTCGGTTTTCCAATCTGTTTCTGTTTTCTTGCCGTAGTTCGTCCACTGCTTGTTTTGTATGCCTGTTTCTGAAAGGAATGATAGAACAATACCGGGCTTCATATAGCGCACGCTGTTCTCCAAATCGAAGATTTTTTCAAGCACAACAGATAGTGTCACCTCCCTTTCGCCCAACGATAGCAGGTTATTAGCATTGATTGTGTTGCGACATAGTAGTTCTGTGGAGGTATTTTCTATCAGTTGACGGTTGATGTCAGCTGTACTCTCCACCTCGTTCATACGTTCCTGAATGTCGGCTCCTTCATTACCAGGAAATGCGGTGCCGCTGGTATGACCGAGCGCAAGGTCTGAACCGATTACGGCAAGTTTTGTCCCTGCCCAGCGGTAGGTCTTGTTGGTGCTTACGTCCATGAATATCTTGCCGCTGTGGGGCACACGACCGTTCATGGTGGCTTCACCGTACAAGTCACCATCGAGCCAATTGTTGTAGTAAGTGATAGTCGGACGTAAGTCAAATTCAGACTCTGATGGCTTGGAATATTTCAGTAAGAAAGTGTTGGTTGTCTTGTTATAAACAACCGAGCAGTTTTCATCATCTGATTTTTTAGATACAGAAGACATCTGCGCTGTTACATCACTTACGATGCAGCCAAATTCCAAGGCATCGTCCACATAACTGGGCAGATATTGCGAAGACACCTGTCCGTTCTCGTCCAGCGGTGCCAGTCCTCCTGCCTCTCCTTTGGTCTTTTTGAAAGTGTTGAGGTCACTCTGCACTTCCGCCACACCCTTGGCAAGTTCCGTTTTGTTGTCACTGACGGTCTTTTTCAGAGTTGTTATGTCGCTCTGTGCAGTGTTCATCTGGGTATTTAGAGTGTTGATGCTGTTACCCTGCGTGGTCTGCGTGGTGCGCAAACTGCTGATGTCGCTCTTGTTCTGGTTAACGTCCACCTTCACGGCTTCGAGATCGGCTGTCATTCCCTCCACGGCTTCCATGTACTCGGTGCTATCAACCGTAGGATTACCCTTCAGCAGCGGATTACCGTTGCTGTCAACTTGCGCTACCCATGTACCACCGTCAGCTACATAGAGTTGGCCAAGATGATCTGACGCAGCACTGCCTTCTACGGTCACCAACGCCCACCATCCTTCATGAGGATTAGGGTAAGCCTCGCGTAGCTGTGCAGCCGTTTTGAACAGGCCTTTGTTCGGGCCTTTTATGTTCTTGGCTTCAAGCCAGCCGTCAACGGTCAGATTGTGGCCGACCTTTGCCGAACCGCGTATGGTGGTCTTGCCGCCGATGTTAACGTCACGACCAACCGCAACGTCACCATCTATCTGTTTTGTTGGTATTGAACTCATTATTCAAAAATGCTTTTTGCCAAGGTGTTCATTGCGGCTGCTTGCTCGCTCGCACCATAGGCGGTTAATACTAATGCAGCCGTAGTATAGGCCACGGCTGTGTAACAACGCTCGCTGATGTCTATGCCGTCCTCCTCGTCTATGCTCGGATAAGGAATGTAGGAGGCACGTTTCACGTAGGCTTCTTCACTGTTGCAACTGTAGAACTCCAACACCTTGCCCTCGGCACGGTTCACTACGGCACACACCGGCTTCTGGACATTGCCACGAATACCCTTGTATCTTGACGATTGCAGGTCATACAATGGGTCGTCTGCTGATATGGCCATATAGCAGGTGCGTTCCCAGTCGCTCATGCGAAAGGCAACAAGACGCATGAAATCATCGGGCAGCAGAGTCCAACCGCTTCCGTTCTCCTCCCAGTAGATGGCATCACCAAATACGTGACCTTCCTCCAAGTAGTGAACGGGAGCGGACGACTCTACACGCCGAACGGCTTCCACTATCTTTGAGCGGATGATGTCATTCAACGATAAGGTGTCAATGTCCTCATCGCTGATGAGCTGCTCGCTTGTCTTGTTCTCGTCAATGGCAATGCGCACGTCACGCTCCACGACTTCGATTTTGTACACCATACCATTGCTGTGATTACTCGGTTACAAAAGTGATTTTAACGCCATGGGTTTCACCTACAGCTATAATTTCTGCACGAGTTCTCATCGTACCACTCTTCACACCAAACGTCTTTGTAAGATAGTCCTTGGCTTCTTGGTTGGTACTGAACTCAACTTCAATAAGACCACGTTCGTCCTCTATAGGCTCGATGCCTGTCTCTGGTGTAGGCGTTTCTACTTCCACAGTCGGCTTCACTGTTTCAGTCTTTATTTCTTCAGACAAATGCTCATTCACCTGTTCGTCACTGTCAGGAATAGACTTGTGGGTAGCAATTCGCATGTGAGTACCGGGCAGTACTTGACGCATTACGAGACGGATAAAACCACTCTTGTATTCCTTTGAGTTCTCAATTACAAACTGTGTAATTGGGTCTTTGGTCACCATATATGCAGGTTGCGAACCAGTTGGAGAAGACGTGCCACCAACGAACGATAAGTTCGCCTCAATGGTGCCGGCCTTAACTTTACCATGCCATTCCGTGAGACCATATACTCCGTATGTTTTAATTTCCATGTTATATTTTTTTATTAAAAATGGGGACGGATTGACTTAAAGCGCATCCACCCCCATAATTAGCGTTGACTAAAAAGTTACTCAGCTGAAATAGGGCCGTAGAAACGAACCCACTTCTTCTCGTTCTCGCCTGTCGCATTGTACTTGAATGCGTCTCCTGCACTCACAGTAATAGTTGCTGTGCCTGACTTGATGTTCATGCCATAAGCGAACACGTAAATTACGCCATCTTCGAGATCAGCTTCGGTTGGAGCTGTGTCACTACTCCACAAGCGGAACTCGTCTGCTGCAGGAGCGGTGTCGTCATCATCATCGTCACCATCAACCCAGATGTGACAGTTGCCCTTCAAGCCAAGAGCGTCACTGACGAGAACACCATTGCGTGTAGCCTCTTCACCTTCAACGTCCTCAGTGTAGCTGCTCTCACCACGACGTACATAGTGAACCAAACGGTCTTCACCAACAATTAGACCGCTGTTCTCGTAGCCGCAATCATTGAACGTCGGCTCAATCTTAATCTGAAGCTCACCGAAGATGCAGGAAAGGCGTGTCACCTTCCAGCCAAGTCTCTCATTTGTGTAAGGCTCCATCTTGACCTCTGTATGCTTGCTCCAGTCAATGAGCTGCAAGCTCTGACCAAGATTGTTACCAACGAGGAAGAGACCGGACTTAGGCTTGTCTGCACCACCGTAGTATAGCTTGATGAGAGACATTACATCCTCAAATGTCCACTTGCCACGATGCTTCACCTCACGCTTCACCTGCCAACGAACACCATTGGTTGTATAGTCCCACTGGTCGTCACCCATGCTTGAACGTACAAGCATCTTGTTCTGCTGAGAAATGAGAAGCGTACGGTTGCCGGCAGCCTTGAACTCACGCAACTGAGCCTCTGCCTTGACAGCCTCATCGTAAGGTATCTCCATGTTCTGGTCGGCAAGATACTTTGATACGATGCTTGTCATACCTCGCTTCTGCAAGTACAAGTCGTCTGGAGAAGGAATGACAGTATTGGGGTCAACCCACTTCTGAGTCTCATACATGGCATTAGCCATACGTACTAACTTCGTACCTGCTGTTATGATATTGGTATTGCTTGCTGTTGGAGAGGTTGCTGTTGGAAGACTGCCATACTGGTCTGTCGCAGCCTGCTTAACACCGTTGGTTGCTATACAGGTGATTGTGTCGTCGTTGTTCACGCTCTTTACAAAGAGCTGGAGGGGACGACGGCTCTTGACATTGGTACCACCGATAAAGTCGTAGCCTTTGACTCCCTTGACCATAAGAGTGTCGTATGCTCGAACTTTCTTCTGGTCGGCATTTACCAACGTGATAGTATTGCCATTAACAGATGCAACCGTAACGATTGGTGTGCCTTGGTCAATTGCATAGTGTTTCACTTCCATGCTATGAACGTTCACGGACTTTGCCATCAGCATAAGCTGCATCAAAGAGTTCTGATCACGTTCAAACATGAAAATTCGTTTGTCAACTTCGGGCATTACAAGTTCGCCCATACCTCCTGATGCGTTCTCTACTCCACTGACGGTAGTAGGCGCACCACCTAACTGTGTCTGAAGACCAGCGGAACCAGCACTTGGAGTAAGTTCAGGACTATCTGGCGTGTTTGCACTGCCAGAGTTCTGTTGCTGGGTTGTTGTTACTTCTACGCTCATTTTAATTTTTTTTATTTGTTATTGTTATGTTTCGTTTTTGCCGGTACCTTGACAATGCTTTTCTTCACAAAGCCTTCGTTATGTATAGCTTTGCTTGCTTCCATTAACGCACTTACAGTGGTACAGGCACCACCGATATGTGTTCGCAATCCTGCACTTCCTTGTGAGGGTTCACGTGGCTTTGTATTTGGAAATTCTACACTAATGCTCATGACGTATTATTTTGCAGCATTTGCAAAGTCAAAGATGTCCATGTTTCTCTTGTTCTTGGGCGCACCGCCATTCTTGCCGTTCAGTGGTGATGTGCCGTCGCCTTTGTCTCGCTTGCGCAAGCCTTCCACAATCTTGTCATTGCGTCCGGCAACACGTCCCTCTTCACTTGCTGAGGCTACATCACTGTCATGGTTGATGGCATTCACGAACATTGCAAGAGTCTCTTTCGAGAACTTGCCCATTACACCGTCACGAACCACGGTCAAAACGGCATCAACTACAGCGTCAATCTGTTCGTCGCTCATGCCACGCTCTTCTTGGAACTGACGAAGGGTTTCAAGACTTGCGTCCATGTTCTTCTCATATTCCTCGTCAAGCTGTCTTGACTTGGCTACACGCTCCACATAGTCCTTGTTGGCCTCGGCTATCTTCTCCTGCATTTCAGGATCGTCAAGTACGTCCTGTATTTCTATGCCGAAGTTTTTTACAAGCCCGACGTAGGGGTCGTTACCATTGTGCATATCAGCAAGGAACTGTGCACTTCTCGGGTCAGCGGCAAACATGTCGGACATGGCCTTTTCCCTGTCCTTGTAGCCGCTAAGATCCTGCTCGTATTGGTCGTAATCGTCGTAAATCTGACCGTAAATCTCCTCATCATCCTCGAACTTCTTGTCGGGATATTTCTTTCGCAGCCGTTCCAACTGTTGGTCGCGTCTGCTCTTAACTCCGTTGTTATCAGCCATTATCTTCAAAATCTTTAGAATGTGTCATATTCATTTGCAAAAATACCTATATAAGATGTGGACTGACTTTTAACTTTTGTGACCTCGTTTCTGTAACTTTGAGGAAACAATCGAGCACTTTTATGAAATACTTTGGCAGCATTCTTGAATTTACACGCGAACGAAATAACGACCTCATGAGGGCATATCGGGAGAAACTCGCAGAGGCATCCATCATCGTGATGCCGGTCATCTTCGAACTTGTCGCTCAGTCTCCGGCTTCTCGCTTTTGGGTGAGCGAGGAGAGGGCTGCTATTGTCATTTCAGCAATGGCAGCTGGAAAACCGATGCCAAGGATGAGGAGCAACAAGCGTGAAATGTTTGAGGAGATTTACCGAAGGTTCGTTATACTACGTGAGAAACAGCCCGACAAATCGGTGTACGAACTTGTGACGAAAATAGTAAATCAACCTGCACCGAAATTCTATCTCACGCCTCGTACAGTGGGCGAATTTATTTACCGAATAAAGAATGGATGGTATGACAACCAATATGATAGATACAGAGATTGCACGCTTACTCGCTGAAAACGACCGGCGAAATGAGGTGATGTTCGCTCACTTCGACCCGGTCACGGGTGAAGGGTCCATAGGGGAACGTGTGCGAGTGTGTATCTCTGACTTTGCCATACCCGTCCAATGGCTCCCTGTAGAGATGATGAAAATACAAATGGTGAAGAAACTTGTCAAGGCTGGGTCTATCGACAAGTTTCTTTCGTCTGTTCTCCATGTTGAGCCAAACGATGATGATTACATCAAGGTCTCGCGTAAGTTCATACGACTACGCTTCAAACACGACTTCCCTTTCTGGGCGGCTACGCTCGTCTATATCCACAACAAGAAGGCTGGTAAGGACGTGTTGTTCCGGCTTTACTATCCGCAGCGTATTTTGGTGTCTCGTTTTGAGGCGAAGAGAAAAGCTCGTCTCCCTATACGACTAATATTGTTGAAGGCTCGACAGTGGGGTGGTTCTACTACAACACAGCTCTACATGGCATGGCTTCAGTTCAACCATCGAAAGGGACTAAATTCACTTATCATTGCACATCAAGGAGCCGCTTCTGACGAAATCAAGGATATGTTCGACCTCATGATTGACAGATACCCGGTAGAGTTCCTGCACAAACTGGGTGAGGCATATTCCGAGAACGAGCCGAAGTTGGTTGGTGTAGGTAAGTCTGGCTCCACTCATCGCGTACCACAACGCAATTGCAAGATTAAGGTTGGCACTGCTGAGCGTCCTAATGGATGCCGTGGCGGTGCCTATTCTCTTGTGCATTTGTCAGAGGTCGGTTTGTGGCAAAAGACAGAAGGTAAGTCACCGCAGGACATCGTGCGTTCGGCATGTTCGGGTATTCTTTTGGAACCATTCACGATGATCGTAATGGAGAGTACACCGAATGGAACAGGAAACTTCTTCCACACAGAATATACGGCTGCTGCAGATCCTACAATCAAATCACAATATGAAGCTCTTTTTATATCGTGGTTTCAGATTGAGCAGTATTCCAAGCAGTTCGCTTCTGCTGACGAAATGCGTGAATTTGCACAATGGCTGTATGAGAATAGAGAGAATGCCTATGTGCCGTCAAATCGTGAGGAGTCCGGACGCTACCTTTGGTCGTTATGGGAGAAAGGGGCTACACTGGAGGCTATCAACTGGTACATAGAGGAGCGTGCAGGTAAGGACGACTTTGCTGTAATGGCTTCCGAGTTCCCTTCTGATGATGTGGAGGCTTTCGTTCATTCTGGTTCTATGGTGTTCGACAAATACCGTGTCAAGAAGTTCGAGCGGTTCTGCAAGCAGCCTCAGTATATCGGTGAGGTATATGCTGATGGAGACGAAGGAGAGGATGCACTTTCCAATCTCCGTTTCCGTGCAGACAGGCAAGGATTGCTTTCTATATGGGCAATGCCGGAAACATTCGAAGGCTACGAAGTTGTCAACCGTTATCTTACCGTTGTCGATGTGGGTGGACGTTCCAATAAAGCTGACTGGTCTGTTATCGTGGTATTCGACAGGCTTAGTATGATTGATGGTAGCGAGCCGCCGTCTGTGGTGGCTCAGTGGTACGGACATTGCGACATAGACCAACTCGCTTGGCGTGCAGCACAGATAGCGGCGTTCTACGACAATTCTCTTCTGGTCATTGAGTCTAACACGTTGGAGACTCACGACAAGGAGCGTCAGGTGGAAGGTGGCGACCAGTCGCAATATATACTCAATCAGATTTCAGACATATACCCGAACTTGTATGCACGCAAGCAGTCGGAGGATGAAATAAGGGAGGGCGCACCGCGTAAATATGGCTTCCATACCAATGTGTCAACAAAGCCGATGATTATCTCTACCCTCATCAAGGTGGTACGCGACCGGCTCTATATCGAGCGCGACAAACGCTGTCTGGATGAATACAACACCTATGAGCGAAAACAAAACGGTGCGTATGGTGCTATTACTGGCAAACATGACGACTTGCTTATGACACGTGCAATAGGTCTGCATATCTGCTTCCGGGAAATGGATATGCCTGAATGGGTTCCTATTGTTAACCGTACACTTAGAAAAGACAGAAGCCCCGTTTCCGAGGCTTCCATCTGATAGTTTTATTAAGACGCTTGTAGCATCTGCTGTGCCTGTTGCATGGCAGATGCGTTTGCGTTTTGCTGAACCTGCTGCGCAAGTTCCGGAGAAATGCCGTCCGGAACCTTGCCTTGTTCCAGCTGTTCCCTTTGTGACTTGATGCTCTGCAGCAACTCGTCGGCAAATGGAAAGTCGCCGTGTTCCAACAGCTGCTCCACGCTGATAGCGTTCTTTTCCCACAACTGCATAAGCATGTCGTTGGTTAGAGCACGGTATGCTGGGGTTGCTGTGCTCTCCACAATCGAAAGGTCAAACTCTACGTCGCGTATCTTCTTCGGGTCGTACTCCACAATGGTAGAGTTCTTTCCTGCAATGTTGAATACACGTGGCGTGTCGTAAAACTGCTGAATGTTCTTCACGTCCTTATACGCACCTTCTTTTACGAAAGAAGAGAACGTGTCGAGCAAATCAAGCAGAGACGTTGAGGCGTTCTGTGCCTGTTGATTGTACAGACTGGCCGACATACCCGAATAACCGGGCTTGCCTTGCAATGCGCCGTTAACGCCGGATATGTCTTCGAAGAACTTCAACTGCATGCTCAGCAACTCTGAGATGCCTATCTGTGTGCAGTTGTTGGCTATCTGCTGAGGCAATGGCGTTCCGGCCTTCGGTGTCCTGATCATGATGATGCCGTTGAAGCGTGCCCATTCGTCGGCAACATCGTCCATTGACATTCCCTTCGGTAAGCAGTCTTCCGGGAACAACAGCACACCTTTTGCCGAAGCTCGCATAATCCAGTCGTACATCGTAATCAAACGGTTTGTGTATCGCTGCTGGTCTATTACATTGCTGACAAAGCTATGTATCTCACCGTCGATGAACGGATATGCTTTGAACACATACGGATGGCTCTTGTGCTCGTATGGGGTTTCGCCTTCTTCCAGAATGTCACCAAACGGAGTGAGCATGTAATAATACCAGTAGCTATCCATAAACCACTCCCAACGGATAAGCGGCACATCGCTCTCGTCCATACCAAGCTCACGGGCCTCTTGTAAACGCTTGTTGTTTTCGTCTGTTACAAGGGCTTGGAAATCCTCAATGTCTATCTTGAACACATCGCCGTTGTTTACGTCATGGCAGCGGACACGTGGTTTGCTTTCCTTCCTCCACACTTCTATTACACGACAACGTGTCACATCATACGGAACAAAAAAATCAAAGTTGCCCTGCAAAGGATGGCCAAAATGATTAAACGTAGCACTGAGATACGATTTGTCTTTGGCAAACTTGTATATCTCGGCCAGACGGTTGTAATCGTTTCCGTCCTTGGCAAAGCGTCCGCACAGTTCCTCAAACGATATGTCATGCACCTCGCCCACACAACTGCAATCCCAACCTCGAAAATCCCTCATGTTGTTATCGACGAAGAAGTTGTTGGGCTGTACATAGTCAGTCCAACAGTCCAGCTTGTTTTCTCGCCAGCCATACCACTTACGCTGCACGACAAAGCCCGAAATAAGGAACTCCTCCATACATCGTGCGTTTATCTCTGTCATGCGGTTCAGCTGCATGTTGCATTGCAACACGGTACTCATCGTCTCGCCATATCGCTGCTCGTCGCGGTCTCGTGCCGTACAAGTTGGTTCCTTGGCTTGACTGCGGTATATACCAAGTACAGCTTGTACCATACGACGAATGAGGTTGTTCTTCAAGGGTACATTACCTTGCTTCTTGATGAGTTCCTCTTCGCGTATTTTCCGACCATTCACACAAACGTAGTCATCCCACTGCCGTCCGTAGGTGTAGTTCTTGTTACGTTCACGGTCTCTGCGGAACGTATCCATAGCAAGCCAATACTGCTGGGCTTGCCACAATACCTCAAATGCACGGTTACCGCCCAACGTGTGCTTGGCTGTAGCTACGCTGTCCATTCCTTCATGAGGCATGACAGCACTCGCCTTATGTAATTTTCTTCTTGCCATAATTTTATAATTTGGGACGGTGCAAAGGTAATTCCTTGCACCGTCCTTTGTTGTTTAACTATTGTTGCTTACCATTTCGAATATTGTTCACAGCGTCAACAAGTTCTTTCTTCTTCTCGTTGAGTTCGGCTTCAAGCCCCTTGCGCTCCTCATCAGAGGCTGCGGCTTTCAACTCCTCGTTAATATCGTCAATGTCTCCCGAATAATCTTCGTACGTTTCCAATATGCGATACTCGGGCGAGTTGTTCAACCACGCTATCTTTTCCGCATAATCAAACACTCCGTCTGCCGTGTCGTTCTCATAATGGTTCAACCTCGTACGCAATTTCTCGCTTTCTTCCTTTATTCTGAAATACTCATTATTAACGGCTCTGTATTCTGTACGTTCGTCACCGTTTTTCACAAGTCTGTTCAGCAAGAGGAAACTGCGAGGATCATACTCTCGATCGCCAATGACGGTTTCACCCATTTTCGTGAGCCTATCAATGGTTGACGATACACCACCGAAGATGCCGTTCAGCAAATATTCCACCTGCGCAGGGTTGATGTCAATCTTGCCACTTGTGTAGGCATCACCACCGGTGGCCTCATTCAGTGCCTTTGACAACCCAACCAAGTATTTGTTGGCACTCTTGTACGCCTTAGTCCATTCGGGCATATCCTTGTTGAAAGGAGTGTCCTTGTAGATTGGCATACCTGTCCAACTCTCATTGCCAATCACTTCGGCAATAGGTTTTATCGCACTCGGAACGAATGCCTTGAAACCACCGCTACCTTCCATAATGTCGATTGGCAACATCTGGCTAACTTGGCTTGCCATTTGGTGTGCGAGTTCCCCTGCAGTGTAATGTTCCTTACCGTTCATCGCGCTCACCATCAACTCGCCCATGCCGTACATTGCGCGATACTCAACTGGCAACGGCATGCTTATCCACGACTTGTCCATGCCGGGTAAACGGAACACCACATTGCTCCTGCGTACATATTCGGGTAGGTTGAAGTAGTCGTCCTTGTCATCCTTGTCATCCTTGTCGTCGTCTCCGTCACCACCGCCAATGCTCGCCATCAATGCACCAAGCAGGAACATTGCGGCGGCTCCTGCAATGGTTTTCTTCGGATGCCGTTTGAACTGCCGACCGAAATTAGTAGAACCTTGGAGGGCTGCGTTCCAGAACACATAAAAACTGCGACCAAGCCCTGAAGTAAATGCAGCTACATTACCTATTCCTGTTTGTCCGTTTGTCTTCCAAAACTTTGCGCCACTGCCTTTCTTGTTGAAGTTCACACTTATCTCCTTGGCATCGTACACGCTGCGGTCTATCGTGCGTCCCAACTGACGTGAGGTCATAAAGGCGGCAAAGCGTGCGCAATTCTCCACGGCACGGTTGTACTCGTCAAGACGCTCGCCTAACAAGTCCCAAGCCTTTCTGATTGGCATCTGTCCGTTGCTCTTCTTCAACTCACGCTTGATGTCATTCTTACGCTGTTCGATGTCACGGATGTTGGCATAACCTGTCTCACCACCATTCATCATGAACAGATGGAACATCTTCTCCGTTTCATCGTTCAAGTCGAGTGTACCATTGCGCAACTTGGCAAGAAGTACCTTCATCTTCGCTGGATTGACCTTTGCAACATTTTTGTGGAAACGCCAAGCATAGTTCGGACTTTCCTTTACCCACACCATAGTGTTGGCATACATCATGTCGCGCATAAAGTTCGAAACAACGAAGTCTGGGTTACGTGTGGTGTAAAATGCCGACAACTGACGATTTATGGTCTCACCTAATCGCATGATTGCACCTATTGCACCTGACACGTCATTGTCTGGGTTGGTCTGTCCGTTCAACGCCTGTGCAGCTCTCGGATTGCCGTTGATGGTGAGTATGATGTCGCGGCCGTTTCTCTTCACCAAAACTTGGTGCTGTCGAAGGTCACGGCTCTCCACAACGCGGTACGGAATAGCAGGATTGTCCTTCTGCTTTCTGAAGTGTGCAGGGTCGTTCTTCGCGGCTTGTTGCATCGCATATTCAAAGTCTCGCATCTTGCGCTCCACCTCAGCAGGACTGTCATCTTCCTCAATGCGTTCCGTCCCTTGCAGGTCGCCAGAGTTGATAGGTTGCCACTCGTCTGCAACGTCATTGTGCCATAGCCACAGGTCGCTCACGCTCACAAGGTCACTCGGATGGTTCAGCGCGAAATTCAAGAACTTCTGCTTCACCAAAGTATTACGGTTACCCTGCATTATCGCGCTTTCAGCCATAGCCTCCATATTGGCAAACGGGTCGTCAGCCTTACTCTTGCGTCCCTTGGCGGTCTTGATTGGAGCATTAAATGCGCTGTGCTTGTCCGTCAAGTATGCATACGCCTCATCGCTCGTCTTGTCGTCAAAGCCACGCAGAGGAATATAATTCTCATACATTCCGCTGATGTCGTCGTAGGTCGCCTTGTTAATAAGTCCGCTTTCGTAGGTTTTCTGCAATGTGGCTTTCGTTACGGCATTCACCTTGTCCCACAAGCCATCAACCCAATGGTCTCTTTCGTAGTCGGATACCATTTGTTGCGCCTCTGTTTCCGCATCAAGCACATTGTCCATTCCAGTCAAAGCGGTCAGTCCTGCATAGTCTCGTTCGCGATTTATCAAGTAAAGTTCTTCTTCACGATCTTGCATTCGCTGCTTTACGTCTTCAAAAGCATCAATCGCATCTTGGTCTAACGGATCATTGTCAACAGCCTGCTGAGCAGCAAGAACTTCTGCAAAGAACTCCGAGCGAGCGTCCTTCTCCGCAGCCCTCCGCGCCATTACCTCGTTACGCTCCAATCCGTGCTTGGCCATCATATAGTCTGTCAACTCAGCACGCTCGTCCGCTGTCTTGGCAAGTTTCGCCACCTCCTCAAGCATTGGCTTGAACAATGTCTGCGCAAATGCGGTACACTCTGCTTGGTTCACAGAAGAAAGGCGATTTTCACCAAGATAGGCATTCTCATACCCTGCCACATCCTCGATATATGTCTTGCCATTACCCTCTGCTTTGAGTATCGCGTCCATAGCCTCTTTCAGTCCGAGCATACTGTCTTGCAGTGCCTCTTGCATCTGGTACATTCCACGACTTACACGCTGCTCATATATGTCACGTGCCATCGCCTTGTTGTACTCCACACTGTCACCGTCGCGGAACATAATGCCCTCATCTGCAACATTTTCGTCAGAAACTTTGGGATTTACAAAATCTTTGACTACCTTTGTCGCAGTATCAAGGACTTGCTTGTCTATTTCCTGCTGAACCGGTTGTGACGCTGAGGAGAGATAAGCGAGTCCTTTTTCTTTATCTACCCACTTCAATGTCTTGTTATTTGCAATCGGCTCTACAATATTTTTGAACTCCCTGCCGTGGAACGAACGCACATCATTCACTTCGAGATATTCCGCACCCTGCTGTATCTGTCTCTTCAATTCAATAGCCACACACACATTTTTGCCATTGCGGTCTCTCATGTCTGTAAGCACACCAATTGTGTCCTCGCTACGTTGGAACACGAATATAGGCGAAGACAAGTGTTGCGGCATATTCATTATGGCAGATACATCTACTTCATGCTTCTTCTCTGAACCTTTCTTTATTACACGCTGACGCATAACAATAGGCAAGTTTGGGAGGAATGTACGCATTACTCCTTGTGGTCTGCCAAGATGCAGCATCTCATTCTTATCCATTTCGCCATTCTGATAGCGTGTAAGTTCATTGTTGAAACGCTCGTTAGCAGTCTGTTGTTCACGCTTACCATCACTAAACTTAGTATCACCGAAACCTGTCTTCCTGCGCATAACCTCAGTATCAGCGGCATCGAACACGGTAGGCTTACCACCATTCTTCTTACGCTTGTATGCCTCATGCAGAACAAACGCCCAGTCCTTATCACCCCACTTTCTCTTGCCGGGGATTTTCAATCCGTCCAACAATTTTTGTAGAGCCTTTTGGAGCATGGCTTTCAGTTTGCCCCAGAACGTAAGTTCTTCGGCACTCATCTTCTCGAAGCCTTTCTCACCGATACGTCCGGCAAGGTCGGCACCATATTCCTCTGTTGCATCACGCTTGAACTGCTCACGTTTCTTTCCGGCCTCGGCATGTGCTGTTGCCATATCTGCATAGTATGAAGCGTTGGCATCCTCACCATTGGCTACATGCTCCTTGCGTTTCTTCTCACGTATGCGGTCCACCTCGGCATCGTACATCTTCTGCGCCATGCGGTCAATGGTACCGCGTATCTCGTCCTTAGACACACGATAGAGTTCATCAAGGGCATTGTTCAGCTTAGCCTCATCAGGGAACAGCACGCGCAAACCATCGTGACCCACAACCTCATGCACAAACGTATTCTCAACGTCTGCCATGTTAGCATTGTTGGGAACAACAATAGTCACATCGCCAGTCATAGGATTGAAGCTACCCTTCATTCTGCGCTGGCGCACGGAAGGTAATGCAGCCACTTCTTCCTCTGTACGGATGATGCGCACTGGAGTATGCAGACGTTCGGACAGTTCGGTCACTCTCTCGCTCATCGCACTTTCCATTGCTTCCTTCGGTTCGCCTACCCACTTGCCGGCCATCTTCGCATTGATGCGTGCTATGTCTTCGTTGCTGACGAATGGCGTGTGTCCTTCGCGTCCGGGGATAATATCGCGGCTCTCCCAGTTCTGCTTGTCGAGTGCAAGACTCTCCTTCGGCGTCAACTCCTTGCCGTCAAGTTCAAAGCGGTAACCCATCTTCTCCAACTCTCTGCGCACTTGTGGCACAAAGCGGTTGTAGTCACGGTGGGTCTTTAGCTCCTCATGCTTTCCCGGATGCTTCTTCCAGTACTCGTCAATGAGCTTCGCTTCCTCCTCACGGGTGAGCACCTTGTCTATCTTGCTCCAGCGTGAAAGATACAGCGTGCGGCCATTGTTCCACTGATGGGCACCGGTAGGCAACAGAGCATAGTCTGCGTGGAACGGCTCGTCTATCTCCGATTTCGGGATGAGGCTACGCACCACAACAAGGTTCGGTCTCTTGTATGCCTCGCCAAACTGCGTGTTCAAAGGTGTTTCGATGGCATGGTCGTATGGGTCGTATGCTGCCCACAAGCCCTTGTCTTCGGGGTTCTTCTTCAGGAAGTACTGCAACTGTGCCTCCTTGGTCTTAGGCTTCACGAATTTCAAACCGTCATTGATCTGCAACTCTGTACTCTTTTTGCCGTCAACCATGATGTAGCCAATCTTGTTGAGTTCGTCCAGCTTGCGCTGTTGCTCCTCGGTGAGTTCCACCTTTGGAGGTGCAGAATAGTTCCAACGTCTGCCTTCCAATGTTCTGCGCTCGCCTGTCTCGGCATCGGTAAATGCCATAGGTGAACCCAGTGCATCATCCTCAAAGGCTTGCACATTACGGTAAACAGGAACCAACTCACTCTCCGGCAAAGACTCCAGCTCCATTGCCTTCGGATCATCGTCATCAAGCAAGCGGAACTTCGTCTTGTCTTCTGCGGTCTCGTCCTCATCGTCGGTGACTACATCTGAAGCAGCTTCTACACTTGCGTCCATTTCGGCATATTTCTTCTCCTTTTCTGCCATTTCCACCTTCATGGCCTCGGAATATTCCTCAAACTGACGCTTGGCTTCTTCGAGTTCCTTTCCAAACTCAAACGGCTTACCTTCACGTTGCTTTAGTTGTTCCAACTCTGATTTGCCGTGCTGTACCATACGTGTAGCAATGTCGAACCGCTCGGCAAAGTCCCTACCTGTGATTACATTCTCGGTGATGTCCTCAACGGCATTGCGCAATAGCGACTGCTTTACAGGAACATTATTCAGACCAAGTTCAGGGCATGAGTAGCTCATTCTACGATGTATCTCGGCAAACAGCAGTCCGCCATTGTTCACAGTCTCTCGCGACATCTCTGTCTTGACAACAAAGTCGTAACCTCCCAATGACAAAGTAAGAGTATTTGACTGGACGTTATTGCCGGGGTTCTCTTTCATCGCCTTTACTGCATCGAGGATTTTCTTGTTGTGTTCCTTGATGAAATCAGCCATGGCATCAACCGAAGCAAATTTCAGTTTGCCAACAGTTATCTCTGTGAACTTGCCATCGGGGAATGCCTTTTGCACTGCAAGCAGCTGGGCATTAGCTTCCTCTGCTCGTTGCTCTGCTGCCTTTATCTGTCCCTCCAACTTTGGCTTGGCATTGTGAATATAGGTTTGGTCGGCTTCCCACTGCTTCTTGCGGCTTTCGTACTTGCGCACATTCTTCTCCGCATTGTTTTTTAGCAGGGCGTATTCACTACCAGAGAGTTGAGCAACAGTGTCGCCGAACACATCTTCTTCCTCTTCAAGCACACGGTTATTCATGCTGTCCTGCATCAGTCGGTCTCCCTCCATAACACTATCAGCAATCGCACCTTTGGTCTTCAATCGCTGATATGCAGTTACGTCAAGACTATCTTCCACACCGAAACGAAGCACACGGACTGGTTTATTCCATTGCTTGTGCAGATTGCCCTGTCGCAAGATGCGGCCGTTGCGTTGCGTGTAGTCCATCGGACGGTTTGGCGCATCAAGGTGTATAAGGGTATGCAGACGTTCCTGTATGTTCACACCAGTACCAAGGGTAGCAGTACTGCCAAGTATAACACGCACCTCGCCACGGTTCACCTTCTCGAAGATTTCCAGCTTCTGCTTTATCTTCATGCCAGACTTCATCACAACGATTTCGTTTTCGGGAACACCCTGCTGGATGAGTTTCTTCTTGATGTCCTCATACAGGTTAAAACCACTGCGCTTGTTCTGGTAGTGGTCGGCAAAGATGGCTACTGTACCCTTGTAGTCGTCAGTCTCTTTCAACGAACGCAAGGTTTGGCGCACTGCCTCGTTGGTCTTACTCCTCGGATCATCCTCTGCGTGCATTTCCACAAGTCGGGCATCAACAGCGGCTCCTTGAGCAATGCCATACATAGTGAGAGGTATGCTGCTGTTTTCCTTCTTCTCCTTGCCGCTCATTTGGTCAAAGCGTTCAAGTTCTTCACGCACATATTTCATCACACTGCGAAGAGCGCGTGTCTGTGGTAGATAGATGTCCTGCGCCTTGCCGCCTTCCATTTCTGGTATCTTCTTCACAAGTTCCGTCTGGTCTTTGGTCAGCACGGTGTCTGCTACCCCAGACCATATACGAACCAATTCGGGCAGGTTCACATATCCTGCAAAGCGGTTCACTTCCTTGAACTTGCCGCTTGTGTTAAACTCTGGCATCTGTTGTATATTGCCGAAGTTACGCACAAAGTCGTCAAAGTAGTAGATACCGTATTCCTTCATGGTGTCCTTTGGCATGAGATAACGCATGAAAGTCCAAATCTCTGCTGCTGTATTACTGATAGGCGTACCAGTGGCGAAGATAACATTGCGACCGTTATTCTTCTCCAATATGGCTTGCGTCTTCAAGTACACGCCTTGCGACTTCTTACTGTATGAAGGGTCAACACCTTTCACACCGCGCTGCATGGCTGTTGCAAAACCGAGGTGCTTGTATTCGTGCGCCTCGTCAATGAGCAGGGCATCAATTCCCATATCATCAAAGTTCTCCACATCATCCGTGCGACGATCGAGCATTTCCTGCGCCTTGACAGCTGCGTTCTGCTTGGCAACGGCTTTCTTCTTTTCATTGTTGGCTGTGCGCTTCTTTGAGATACCTTCTGACAATGCTGCCATTTCTGCTTGGAGGTCGGCCAATTCCTTTTCAGCACGCCTTGTTATAGGGTCTCTGCCGCTGGAGTCTGCCTCACGCATCTGTTCAAGCACAAGCATCTTCTCGTCTATCTTGTCCTGTACGAACTGCATCTGACGCTCGTCACTGTCGGGGATAAACTCAAAGGTACTCTGAGGTACAACTATCATGTCCCAATCGTTATACTTGATTTTTGCATAGAAATTCTTTCTACCTTCCGCATTGCGGTCATTATCTTCAAGCGTAAGTATCTTGGCATTTGGATAGAGTTCCTTAGCTGAAGCAGCAAATTGTCCTACGGTGGCATTCTGTACCACAATCATAGGCTTGCGTGCCGTACCGAGTCTTCGCATCTCCATGGCGGTGGAGATAAGGGTGAATGTCTTGCCGGTACCAACCTCATGGGCAAGCAGCAACGGCTGCATTGTTCCTCGTACAATGGCCTTACCTTGGTGTGAGCGCATCTTGAACTTGTGTGTTGCGCCACCGAAGTATTCAGGTACAAAGTCGTCAGGTATGCTCATAGGAACATAGTTGTTGAAGCGGTCGTTATACTCTTGCTCCATGCGTGCTGACAAGTCCGCGTCACTCTGCATCTTCCCTCGCGCCCAGTCCTTGAAGTCCTGACGTATCTCGTCTATCTTGGCTGCACATGCTGCCGTAGCCTCACGGTCTGTGATGGTTTCCGTTGTGCCGTCATAATGCTTTTCCGTACGTGACACGATAATGCTTTTGTTCTGGATTGCGGCTGAAATGAGTTCATGACCCATTATTGTTTTCTTAAGCATTTCACTCACAATACCCATTGCGCGGTTCTTCTCAACGTTCACACCATAGGTCGGGGCTTTCATAAACCATGTACCACCAGCTGCTGTGAAATGCACGTCTATGTCGGTACGCTCTTTCACATACTCGTCATATAGTTTTGGGTCAAGCCATGACGAACCGAGTGTAAAGTCTATCAAGTGTGCAGGAATATTCATAGGAACTACATCCTGCAATGCCTTGATATTCTTGCTGTATTCGCCATTCTCATTGTTGGCCTCAGCTTGTTTCAGCTTCTCTCTCACGTTACCGCTCAGATACTGGTATGACACTTCCATCTGTCGTGTCGTAGGGTCTTCAAAGCCGAGTCCGCTGTCAATGATTTCACGCTTCACTTCCGCCTCACTTTTTCCGAGCTGGCTTGCAATGTAAGGAACATCTATGCGTCCGTTCTTGAACATACTTACAACAACACCGTCCTTAACATTCTCCGGGTGCGGTTCGCTTTCCTTTTCCACGACACGGCCTTTCATCACATCGGCCTTATCGTAGGTCTTAACAACGCCTCCCTTGCCGTCTCCTTGCTCCTTATATGTCTCCAATGAGAACACATTAGGATAGTCCACATCATTGCGCAACCATGCTAATTGGTTGTTTTTGTTGAAATGACCGTAGGTATTGACAAAGGCATCGTATGTCTTGTTAAGTTTGGCAATCAATGGTTTCAGTCCTGCATCACTCTCGTTCTCTGTCTGGTACTGCATAACTTCGGCCAATGCACTTTTGATGGCAGCATAAGCAGTGAAACACTCCTGCTTGGTGTGTCCCTTTATCTTCTTGTCGTTCACTTCAAGAGGATAGTAACCGCCAAAGCTGGCCAAAACAATCTGGCCGTCTTTCATATACATTTCACCAAGTTTCTTGCCGTCCGCTGACGCATCAAGCACAAGTGAAACATCATGGTGGTCTTTGGTGGTCGCTTTGCTGCTATCTTCTTCAGTGAACGATTTAACGAAATCAACCAGCATCTTGCCTTGGTCTTTGCCGCTTACCGGGTAGAGGCCCTTGCTCGTAGGTCTGAATGTATCACCTTCCTCAAAGGCAAAGCGCATTACACCGGCCATGTGGTCTGGGTGCTCGATGAAATACTTGTTGTAGTCCATGGAGAGTTGTTTGGCCTTGCGTGCGCCCGGTTCTTCATATTCGGCCGTGCGCTCACCGCTGATGCTGCTCACGTCAATGGCTTGTGCCGACTTCTGACCATTCACTCGCTTGCGGATAACGATGATGTCCGACGTGACGGTTGTACCGCCAAAGGTCTTGTTATTCATGCGGAATGCTCCGATGAAGTCCGAACCTCCCTCGTTCACAACCCAGTCGCGCAAAGCCTTGCTGTTATCGAGTGTGCCGTTTGAAGAAATGAAGATACCCAATCCTCCCTCACGCAACTTACGCACATTCTTGGCTATACAGAAGTCGTGGATATTGTGGAATTTCTTAGAAAGGTCACCGTCGCCTGTGGTGTCATTCACACGCAACCCGGTAACGAAAGGCACATTGGTAATTGCCAAATCCACACTGCCATTAGGTATGCGTGTCTGCTCAAAACCTTGTATCTCCACTTTGGCATCGGGATAGAGCAATGAGAGAATGCCGCCAGATGTGCCGTCTATCTCAATGGCGTGAATGTTACTGCGCTCGCTTACCGTTGTAGGCATCTGTCCCAAAATGTTGCCAATACCTGCAGAACCCTCCAAGATGTTGCCTCCCTTGAAACCAAGCTGATTTGCAATGTCCCAAAGTGTATCAACAACGTATGCAGGGGTGTAGTAGGCACTGTTAGCACTCATAACAGCTTGCTCGTAGGCTTCTTCTCCAAGCAACTCACGTATTTTCTTGTTACGCTCACGCTGTTTCCAGTCATAGCCTCCGTCGCTGAAAGCGGCTCCAAGACCACCCCAACCACTAAACTGTCTAAGCACACTCATCTGCTCGGGAGTGGCTGTCTCACCGCTCTCAAGTAATTCATGCGCCAACTCAATAGCCTTGATATTGGCCTCTATTCTGCCATTCACCGAAGTAGGGGCATGGTCTGCGCCACGCTCTGAATGGTTGTTGCGTGTGTTCTTCGGCTCGGTCAGTCCATGAAGTCCAGCGGACACAGCCCTATCTTTGCCAGTGCTTTGTCCTCCTCGTCCTCCGTCAGGTCTTCCACCTTCTTGTGCAGCTGTTTTGCGAGGGCTTCCTTGGCTTTCTCGTAGTCCTTGCTGTTGTCCACTATTGTCGGCTGGCACTGTTTCGGTGCGTACCGCTTCATCATTTCCTTGTAATCCATTGTCTGATGTGTTATCAAACAGCCCGGCAAACAAATCACCTACTGGCTGCTCTGGTTTAACTTTCTTAGTTGCTTTTTTCTTGGATACTGGCTTAGGCTTGTCTGCTGCCTTTTCGGATGATGTGGGCTGAATGCCGCCATCCTTGGCACGTCTCGCTACCTCTGCCTTGATATGGGTGCCCATATCCTTGTCGTCGCCATACTCCTTGTCGAGTTCAGACAATTTCTTGTCTGAAATTTTAGGGAGCAACGTGTTGAGGCTCTCGATCTTCGATTTCATCGAATGGTCAGTCATGCCCGGATTGAGAATGTCAACAACATGAAGCTGTATGGCAGTGTCTTCTGGCAATGCCGCAACGGCATCCTCGTTAATACCATCCTCGTAGAAGTCGCCAACGGCTTCATGCTTCGGCTCGGCTGACTCGCTCGGCTTATGACGCAACTGGTCCGGATGAGCATTAACCCACATGACAGGAGCAAGGCCGGTGTCAATGCGGATGCCGCCCTCATCGTTCGGCTGCACTACAACTGCATCAGTCCATGTGCGGCCACCATCGGTTGAATACTGCACCTTGTCACCTGCTGCATACTCTCCTTCATTGGTCACGCCACTACCTATAAGATATTTGTAGGCTTCACGCTGCACCTGCTTCAGAAGGTCAGAATACGTAACATTGCTGTCAACGAAGACATTTCTACCGTAGCGGTCATTGCCGGTGCCTTCAGGATGGTCAACCCGGAACATGATGTGAGTAACTTCAAGGTCGCTGCCTCCAAAGCCATCTACACCATTGGCTGCTCTTGGCTCAACGCCTATTGTCAGATACAGCTCGCGTCCTTCTTCTAATGGCAGGTGTATAGACACATCACCTCCAATAGGGGAAATGTTGGAAACTGCAAGTGGCTTTTTCTTACGATTGCCTTTCTTATCCGCCTGCTTTGAGTGAGAAGCCTCATAGTGGCTAAGGTTCAAATCAGAAATCAACTGGCTTGCAAGGTTGGCTGCATCCTTGACGGCCTTCTTCTCGGCATTACGCATGTAGCCGTATGCCTCGTTGTAGTCCTTCTCCACCTCGTCAGCCTCATAGTAGCCAAGCAGGGCAAGCTGCTCATTTACCTTGTCGAGGGTTTCATCTACTCGCTCTGCTGCTCCGGTGAGGGCTTGCTCGTCGCTTGAAGTTTCTGCGAGAGCCGTTGCTTCGCTTGCAACAGACTTTGCTTCTGCTGCAACAGCATCTGTATTTGCTGCTGTCTGCTTTTCGGTTTCTTTTCGTTGCTCATTTCTTGTTGCCTTTAATTCATTGTTTGCTTTTTCTGCGGCCACTTGTGCCTTGCCTTCCTCTACTATCATGTTGGCTTGTGCCATTACGTCCTTGGTAGGCTTGTCGAAATTCTCCACGTCAAAGGCTTTTACCTCTTCGTATGGAGTGAGGGCGTATTTGTCATAGCCGGGAACATACTCCAGCCCTCCATAGAAAGCCTTTAACCAAGGGCGAACCTTGTCGCCCAATGCCTTAACCATCATGGAGGCATAGTTGCCAAACGACTCATTGCCACGCTCAACCATGGCCATGGCCAGACGTTGACCGACTGACATGAGCTTCTGACGCTGCTCTGCGGTCAGTTCGTCCGGCTCACGGAACTTAAACCCGGCATCGCCCTCGTCGTCACCAATACCGAGAATATCACGAATGTCATTCATCAATCCGTTCATTTCCTCGTCACTGACCTCATACTTAGGCTTCTCCGGCTCTATTGGTTCTTCTGTTGGCACGCTCTCTACGCGGTTTGCAGGTTTCTTGCTTGCGGTCTTCTTACTTGTCGTTGGCTTCTTCGGCTCCACGGCATCGCGAAGTTCCTGTGCTGTCATTGGCTGGTTGTCTGCAACGGCTTCCTCATTACCAACCATTTCAGCGGCCTTGCGTGCGTCCTCTTCGCTACGGAACATCCAACCACCGCTCTCACGGTCTTTCCAACCGCGTGCAGGGGCAAAGCGTCCCTCACCTGTACGCTCTTTGGCAAACTCCTTGACGGCACGCTCTTGGTCGGCTGTCAAGTCATGGCCAAAGGTAAGGAGAGAAACATCGCTCGTCTTGCCCTTCTTATTGGTGTAGGTTGAAGGAGTGATGGAATAGCCGGCTTCTTCTGGTGTATTGATTTCCACAACGTCCTTCTTCACCGACGAGTACTCGCCAAAAGGCTTAGTCTTACGCTTGCTCGACTCTATCCACTTTTCAAAGTCTTCGAGGTTCACGCCGGTAATGTCAATTCTGCGGCCATTCTCCCAGCCCTGCTCGTAATTGGCAAGGTAGTCGCCCTTAGCCTCGTCTGCATCATTGAAACCAAGCATGACCTTATGCTCGTCAAAGCTGCCGTCGGGGTTGTACTGGTCCACAACATACACCTTGCGTCCGTTCCAACCGTCAATATCATTGGAGAGGAACACGTCAATGTGGTCGCCGTCAACACCCACTGCGCCACGAATGTAGCCGTAAGTGTTGTTCATCTTGCTTTCCCACTGCTTGCCGTCAGCATCAGTGCCCTTACGCACGCTGCCCTGCGGCTGCTCAATGGTGATGTCAAACGTTCCAACTTGCACATGTCCCTTCTTATAGTTGCCGGCTTCCTTTTGTGCCTCGGTGGGGTCGGTGTTCACTTCGGCAGAGGCTGCTTCAATCTTGGCAGACAACGGCTGCTCATTGCCGTCAATATAGTTGGCTACTTCGTAGAGGTCGCCAAACTGCTTGCCGTCAATCTCATAATAGGTTCCGGGATAATTCTTGCTCTTGTCAGGAGCGTCAACCTTGATAACTTCCTTGCCATCAACGAACATACGGTGCTTGTAGATTTCTCCATATTCGCTTGGCTCCGTCCACTCGTCTTCGGTATCGGTGATGCGCTCGCTCAGTTTCTCCTCGGCTTCCTTCGCCAATGCGTCGGCATCGGGTTCGTTACCATTAACTGGTTCTTCACTGGCTACGACTGGCTGTTGAGGCTTTGCATCGCTCCCAGCAACAACCGTAGCTTGTTCACTTGCCTCGTCTCCTCCAGCTGGCTCTGCGGCTTCTGCTCTCCGTTTGCGTTCTGCAACGGCTGCGTCGATGAGGGCTTGTTGTTCTTTTGGTGTAGCATTTCTGAAATATTTGAGTACGTTTTTGAGAATTTCTTCCTTAGAGGTCACGTCTCCGCTGAACATGTCTATCTGACCTGCAGCAGATGATGCAGCCTCGTTATTGTATGTAGAGAGAACCTTGCGCAAGTCGCTCGGCTTTCCACTGTTCAGCAGGTCGGCAAGGAGCAACGTAACGCCATCAGTTACACGACTGTCTCCGTATTCGTCGTCAAACAGACCCTGCTGTCTGCCGTAAGGAGATACCGGCATACCTTCCTTATAAATCTCGGGCGAGTCAGACTTGGCACGACTCACAAGATCAACGGCTGCTGCCAATTCCTTGCTAAGGTCATAGCCGCTCTTGGCAAGTGTGCGGTTGTTGGCAATCTCGTTCAAGCCCATAACAACGGACTGACGAAGTGTCGGTGTGCTGATAATCTGGCGCACGGCATCGGGCGAAGTCTGGAAGACCTTGCCTATAAGTGTGTTCTCGATAAGTTCCTTACCTGCTGCCGACAAAGCATTGCCAGTGCGAAGCTCTGGTAACTGCATTTCGTTAATAACTCCTGCATCCAACAACTGACTGATGGCAGAAGCCACTGATTTGTCGTCGGCATAGTAGTCAGACATGCGGTCAAAGCGGCTGATGTCATTGGTGATGCTTGTGAACACATTGTCAGGAACAATCTTGCCAAGTTTCACGGCGTGCTCAGGCTTGCTCTGCTTCTTCTGCTGTTCTGCGTTGAAGCGTGCAAACGTACTTGCATCGTATGGCAGTTCCTCATCTGGAACAAAGACAACACGCGGATGCTGCATACCGTCTATCTGCTCGGGAGTGAAACCGAACATGGCTCCAAACTCGCGCAAGTGGTCCACATACGCCTTGTCTGTGCCGTTCTTTGCTGCAATCTCGCCCGACATAGTGCGGTTGTTGCCCGAAAGCACAACGCCGTCCTTGCTGACAATGACTGGTGTCTGCAAAGCTCTGCTGTCGTAGCTGTCGGCCATATCCCTTACAATGCGCTGCGCGTCTTTGTCACGCTTGTAGTCACGGTCATTCACGCTCTCACCATTCTCATCAACCGGGAAACCTTCAGTAGGCTCGTAGGCATTGTTCACGTCATGGCTGGCTGTGGCTGCTCCTGCCTCTGTGAGGACGTAGTGACCACGGATTGTAGAACCATCTGCAAGGGTGATAGCATTAGGATTGCCCTCAACCTTGGTGGCTCCGTCCCACTTTGCTTTTATCTTCGGGTTCACGGCATGAGTGCCGACGGCCTCTTGCTCGGCTGCTTTCTCAGCGGCAATGCGCTTGTCTTCCTCCAGACGTGCAACGGCTTCGGCGTGTAGCTTTTCCTCGCGAACCTTGCGCTCTGCCTCCTGCTGCTCACGGATAGCACGCTTTCTGTCATTCATAAGGGAATTGATGCGCGACCATGCGTTCAAGTTCTCTTCTGCTGCGGCTACTTGGGCGTTATACTCTTCCATGGCGGTGTTGTAGTTGGCCTCTGCTTCCTGCTGCGCCTTTACCATTGCCATTGGTGAACCTTTCAGAGAAGGAGCTTTCTTTGTGGGTTCCTTCTTCTTCAACGCTTCAAGTGCCTTAGTCGCCTGTTCTACTTGCGCTCTCACGATGGCAGTAGTATTTTCATCATTGCCTCCAGTAACCTCGTTGAGAGCATCAAGGGCTGTCTCGCGGTCTGCCTTCTCAAACATAGGTTCCTGTGTCTCCTCGTTGATGGGTACACGGGAGAGAGCGGTCTGCTGCATTTTGGCAGGTTCTTCCCACTCCACACCCTGCGCTTCAAGTTGGTGCTGGGCAAGTTCATTGCCGCCACGCGCCATCTGTACAAGTTCTTCCGTTGTCGGAGTTGCAGGAGCAACTAAATCATGGTCAAGCGGTTCGGTACTATCTGATACCTCCTCAGTAGCAGCCGCATCTTCGGCATACTCTCTCGCCCATACTTGATTGCCGTCAGCATCATTGATGCTCTCGACATTGTTCTCAAACTCCTCGGCAGGGATAACCTGCACACGCTTTCCGTTCAACGGTTCGTCCGTGCGTATCTCCACACCGTCATCGCTTATACCCTGCACCTCGCCATGAATGGTTGCGCCTTCACCATCTATAAACGTAAAGGTGTCGTTCACGCCATATTCTACGCCATCAGGCGTTTCCTGTACGTTTTCACCATCATTCTGTACACTTTCATCCGAATTTGGTACGTTTTCACCATTGGCTTGACGCTCCTGCTCGGCTTGCACGGTACGAGCCATATTGGTGGCATCCACACCACCTTGTATATCCTCCATGCTCATGGGCACGACATTCTGGCCGTCAACAGTCACGTTGACAGTTCCATCCCCATTGTCAACAAGTCCCTGCTCGTTGGCAACAAGCGTCACTTGCGTCTGTTCTCCATTCTCGTCAGTCAACGTATAGGTGTCACCTTCATTGAAAGACACCACACCGTCCACGTTGTTTGCTGCGGTCTGTGACATCTCCTCAATGATAGCTTCCCTTGCTCTCGCTTTCTCCTCCTCGGGGTCTACGGCTGCGTCCAAGCCACGGATAAGGTCTGGCGGAATTACTTTCATCTCGCCAGTCTCAACATCACGGATAACAATCGTGTTGTCCGATTTTTCCCTATCAACGCCCTTTCCGTCATCGAACATCACCACATTGCCACTGACGATATAGACTTTCTTGTCCGTGCCGTCCTCGTTCTGCAACTTCAATGATGCAGGGTGTATCATTCCGTCATGGCGGTTCACACGGCTGTCTACTGTCGCATTGGTTTCCTCAATACGGCTGTCAATGTCGTCCTGCACACGCTGTACCATACCATCGTATGCCGACTTCGCGTTAGCATAATCAATGACAGACTGAAGCTTGTCCGTATTGCCCAACTGCTTCTGCTCCTCAATGTAGCGCAAAGGATCATCGCCAATAAGAGCGTCCACCTCGTCCACATTCTCAATGCCATGCTCCTTCGCCACCTGCTCACGTTTCATGTCAAGCAGGTTCTTCGCATCATTCATGGCCTGTGGTTCCGTGGTGTCGTAACCCTTTGAGTAGTTGTCATTCACGCTCTGCACCTCGGGACGCTGCTCCTCATCGTCACTGGCATTGTTCACCTGCGCAATGTTGTAGCCTCTCATCATCGTCAGATTGCGCACATAGTTCAATGCCGCTTTCTTTTCTTCTGGATGGAGGTCGGGATTGTTGATGATGCCTGTCACTACATCCGCCATCTTGCTGTTGTCCGTGTTGTCAATCTTGTCGCGCAGAGGTACCCAGCGTTCTGCGGTCATTCGGAACGAGGCGAGGTTGTCGGCTTTGTCCGTGTTGTGCTTGTAGCGGTAGTACTGTGCCGTGTGATGACCCTGCATCATCATCGGTACAGAGCCAAGCAGTGCGCCCATGGTAGCACACCCCAGCCAGATGTCCACATGGTTCTGCAAGTTCGTCATGTCGTCCCATGCGTCCCCGGCATGGCCAGTAAGCGCATCAAAAAGCGACCCCTCGTATTCCTCCAAAGCCTCACCGGGCAAACCATTATAACCGCCAGACTCAAGCAATCTACTATACTGCTTGTACCATTCCTTGTTGCCGATGTTTGTCATCGCACCCGACAACTTGCTCAGCCCTATCTTCTCCAAGCCTTTCTTCACCATGCCACCGACACCGGGAATGAACTCACCGAACATCTCCGAGCCGTTCTCGCGTGCTTGCTGACGCTCTGCTTCAGCAAAGGCAGGGAGTAGTCCCATAGCGTTCTCTACCGTATAATTGCCATTGTCGTCCACACCGACCTTTCCCGAAGCCAGTGTACCCATCGTAGCGGCTGTTCTGCCTATGCCAGTTGTATTGCTGACGTATGCACCGGCCATATGGGCACCTATCAGCACACCTGTCGCTTTCAGCGTCCTGCGCACCACGTCGTTCTTCCACAACTGGGCAGCTTCCTTGCCTGTCACCTTGGCTAAACCTTTGGCCATTCCCTTTGCTGTTCCTCGCATGATGCCCTTGGCCATGCTGCCAGCACCGGGATTGAGCATAAGGTCTTTCATGAAGTCGAGTGAATTTGCAGTCATGCCACCAGCCCTTGCCCATGCACCATAATCTCCGCCATACATACCCTGCACGGCATTGTCCGTGGCAAAATTCTTCAGAACGGCCTCGGCTGTCTGCTCTTCTCTTGTCAGAGGCTTACCTGCCGCACGTTTTTTGTTGATGCTGTCAATATGCTTAGAGGCACGCGTCAGGGCGGTTGCGTCACGCATCTCACTCATACCATCAGTAAAGGTATAGCCGTTCAGTGCCGTTGTGCCGAGCGAATGCCAGAAACTGTTCATCTGGTTGTTCTTCTTGTCCTCCAACAACTGGATGGTCTGATGGTTCTTTCGGGCTGCGGCCATGAGTTGCAGGTACTCGTCATCGTTGTCATATTTCGACATACGAGCCTCCAGCTCACCAGCTGGACCTGCACCGGGTGTCATGGCTGCTGCCGACTCACGCATGAAGTCGTTGAAACGCTGGTTAGGGCGTTCATCAATCTCCTTCATGCGCTTTTTCATGGCCTCGTCCAATCTGTCACGCTCAGCATAAGCATCACGCAACTGACCACTTACGCTCATGCTATCCTTGTACGCGTCGATGGTATTCTGCTCCAAATCAGCCGCACCACGATCTGTGAATTCGTTGCCACTTTCCGTGATATAGGTCTGCTCCATCTTGCCCGACTTGGGGTTGTACTGTGGTTTCTTGGCTACGACCTTGGTATTTTGTCCCAAGCGCACACCACTGTTCTTATCTCCAATGGTGACGCGCGGCACTCTCAGACCAGCGTTGGCTCTTGCATAGTCCATGCGGTTCTGCGTACGCTGGATCGAGGCATTTGTCTCGGCCATCATGTTGCCTACATTGGCCAGCACCTTCTGGCGGTAAGCCTCAGTGATGGGCGTCCCCTTGGGTTTGGCTGGAGTTGACTTTTCAGGAGCAGGTGCCACCTGCATCTTCTTCATGAACTCCTCATACGAGGAGCCAATCCGCGCACCATTTGCAGAAAGCAAGTCATACACCTTCTTGCGGTTCTCGTAATGGTCATTCCCCGTGAACCCCTTCAGGAAAGTTTTATAGTCCTGCTTATACCCACCCTGTTGCAGGGTAGCATACACTTTTTTGAGTTTACTATTGTCTAATGGCATAATGATTTCTGTTTTGCGTTATATTGTCAGTCCTGAAGCCCAATTGCCTCCTCGCTTGCCACCACTCGGCTTTGCAGCTGGTTTCGCCTGTGGCTTCGTTGCCGCAGGTTTCTTCCTAATTCCGGGGTAGAACACCTTCTTTGATGTGGTCTTCTTGGTCTTCTTCTTGCCCGTAACTTTGCCACGACGCAACACATCGCTGTCTGTGCTGTCCGTAGTGTTCACAGTCACACTGTCAAGTGTTCCATGCTGGCGAGCCTTGGTAATAGCTTCGTTTTCGGTCTTGGCATAATGCATGTTTCCGTTCTCGTCCCACCACTGGAAACGTCCCCGGGTATTGGTTTTGTGCTCATTTGCTGAAGCGTAATGGTCTGCAGCTGAAGCATGGCTTGCTTCGGCCGATGCCGCCGCTGCCTTGCCTCGGTTTCTCTCCGTGTTTACCTTTTCCTTATAGAGGTCTGGAGCATTTTCCGCTTCTGCCTCAGCGGTAATAGCCTCCTGCTCGGCTTTAGTGGCCTTACCAGCTTGCTCACGCTGCTTGTCGGGCTGCAATGCCGCAAGCCATCCGTGCTCCTCTTGCTCACGCTGTGCCTTCTCCCTTGCCAATCTCAGTGCCTCCTGCTGCGCTTCCATTTCTCGCAAGGTCTTGGCACGCTCATTCTGTGCGTCACCGATTTTGAGTGAATACTGGAGATATTTGTCCGCGTTGGCTTGTCGTTCAGCTTTCAGCTTCTCCAGTTTCTCCTGCAATGGCGTGAGCTGGCTTGCCTCCTTGTGGTCATACATGTTAGGAGCACCGCGAGTAGTGAAGAAAAGGTTGCTCAACGCTTGCAGACCGTCGCTGACAGCTGAAACAATCTTCGCTGACTTCTCTCTGCGTTCTCTCTTCTTGCGTTCCTCCTCGGTTTCCGGTTCCACGCGGTTGGCGGCTTCCTGCAAGGCTGCTATCTGCTGATCGTAGCCCATCGTGTCGTTGTGTGGCGACACACCGGCTGGCTTGTCGGCAGGTGGTGCCACGTCAGTCTTTGGTGGTTCCTTCGACTCCGACGGCTCCGGCGCATTGCCTCCGCTGTTCTGCTCGGTCCATACCTCCGTCCCTTTCGGTGCTGGCTCTGGCTGTGCAGGCTGCTCGGCCCAGTCAAGCGAACCTTTAGGTGGGGTATATCCACCATCATTGCCCTGCTCGTACTGTTCCTGCTGTTCTTCTGTCCAATTGCTCATGTCGAATGTTTTTAGAAGGCTCCAGCAATCCCTGCACCTGCTTTGGCAACGCCCTGCACGGCTTGACTGATGGCTTGTGCCTTGTTAATCTCCAAATTGTTCAACGCTTCGTTGATCTGCGAGTCGCGCTGCTGATAGGTCTGCTCAATCTGGTCTTTGCGGTTCTCCGCATTGACAGCTATCTGCGACGTTGCATCGGCCAATGCTTGTGCGTTCGCGGCCTTGGCTGCTGCTGTGCTCTCGTCAGTACCACCCATCACGGCTTGGGCACCTGCCGCCTGTCGGTTGCGGTTCCTGATGCTCACCTCCGTCTGGGTGAGTATGCGCTGAGCGTCCGCCCTCTGCGTCGCATCCTCGTTATAACGACGGTCATACCAGTTCTGGTTGGCCTCCTTCTGTGCTTGGAGGTTCTTCTTCACTCGTCTCATCGCCTTGCTTGCGCTGATGCCGCCAAAGATGCTGCCGGCTGCTCCGAGTGCGCCTCCTGCTATGCTACCAATTAGTCCCATATCGTTTTATGTTTCAAAAGTTATAATTCGTGCGCTAAATTAGTAATGTATCTTTGCCCAGTACTTTTAACTTTTGCGCCAACGGCGCAACACAAAACATATTCAATATGAAGGGAATGAAGACCGGTGGCCGGAAAAAGGGCACACCAAACAAGGAGAACCCGATTAAAGGGTTCATCAAAACACATTCCTTGGCATACTTCGAACCCAAGGAAATAGTTGGCGACGACGGTAAGAAGCGCACAATGTCAGACTTCGATTGCGACATGATGATGCTTGCGCCTGACGATCGCGTAAACGCCGAGCTTCGCTTGCTGGAGTTCCATACGCCAAAGATGAAGGCTATCGACGTTGACATGAACGCACACGTCAGCGTACGCACAATAGAAGACAAGCTGCGCGTCCTTTGTGGCGAGGAAGAAGATGATGATGACGACGACGAGGACGATTAAGCCAGTCTCTATTTCATCTACTTTTAGACCGACTCATTTTGTTTACTCATAGTTTTTTAGGCTTCGACCTGTCCGTGAGGATGGGTCGTTTTTGTTTTCATGCTCTTCAATAAAAACCCCTATGGGGTTATTTCAGAAACCCCTAAGGGGTTATTAAAAACGCGAAACAAAAACCCCAATGGGGTTATTTATAAAACCCCTTACCCGTTTTTTTAACTGCATGAAAATCAACCGTAAATAAACCCCTCGACAACTACATAATTTTCCAAGTAATCAACGACTTAAAACAGAAAACTCCACTGAAACGAATTGTAAAGAACGTGCTTAAACCCTAATGAACTATGACAAAAAGCGAAAAACATAAAATGCCGTTATTCGTTGATATTTAAGATGTTGCAGCGAATAAAAACCCCTATGGGGTTATTTTAGAAACCCCTAAGGGGTTTTTCAAAAGAAGAAAACTCGACACAAATAATATCCCCTATGGGGTTTTCCTCGCGCGCGCGTATAGATATAACGAATGTTATATAAACATAAAGGATAAAGGAATATAGATATATATTATACTCCTTACGTCGTATAATACGACAACAACGACGACAAAAAGACTTCGAGTTTGAAGTTCTTTTTTTCTTTCTGAGATACTACAAGATGAAAATGTCCGACCTTGCAATTGCAAAGCCGGACAAAAATTAAAAGCCCTTACCTTTGGTGCGTTCATACACCGCCTCACGTTCCGTGTCAACGTTTTTAATTCTGAATTGAACTGCACATCTTTCCGGGATGCTGTCCGGCAGCTTCGCCGCCAGCCGTGATATTATCTCGTCAATGTTGCTGAAGCCAATGTCGCTCACCTCGGCCAGAACCTCACCACGGAAGTAGGCCCGGGCATAAATCATGTACTTCGGTGCTATGCGGAACAAAGCGTCCTTCCGTTCGTCAACGTCTCGCGCCATTCCCTGCTTACTCCTGCGTGTGCTGAAGAAGATGAAGTCAATCACTTTAGCGTTGAGTTCCCACGCAGGTGTGAAGTCCAACTTGATATAACCTCGTGTGATGGTGCGCCCATGAGAGTGGTTCATGGCAAATGCAACCTCGTCAATGGATGCTTTGCAGTCGTTCTGCGCCACTGTTCCCCATGTGTGCCGGAACGTGTATGCCTTGTACTGCTTCGCTTTCGGGATGCCCATACTCTCACAAACCATCTTGATGCCTTTGTTCACACAAGCACAGAAAGAGTCACTGTCACAAAACCTTTCATGGAAGTTGAAGAAGTACTTGTCGTTTGGATCGTGCGATTTGTACTTCTCCACCAATGGCTGGATAACCGGCTCCACGCGCATCTCGATATACGCATCATCCGAGCGTACCTTCTTCGTCTTCGCCCTGTTGTAGCATAATATTCCGTTGTGATAGCCGTCCCTTGGCATTTCGAACAGGTCAACCGTGTTGATACCTGCAAGGCAAAGTATCATCTTGGCCACGTCACGCCCAATCTCTGGTACCGGGTCAATGAACTTCGTTTCCGGCAATGGAGCGGCAAAGAACAGTCGGCATTCCTCCGGGCTGATGGCAATCTTTGTCGAGCGGTCCGCCTGTGGTATCTTCACCTTGCCCCAAGGGTTCGTCCTGATACGGATGATGCCGTTGTCGTAATCGTTGTATTCCTTGATGGCAGCTCTGAACACTTGCCTTATGCACACAGGGTACATTTCCTTTGCCCTGTGCGTCTGCTCCAACGTAGCTATCCATCGGTTCACGAATGTCGATGTCAGCTGTCCGAACATAAGCCTGTTGGTACCTGCAAACCTCTCCATGTGCTGCAACGCCAGTTTGTAGTTCTTGGCGTTCCGCACCTGTCCATTGTCAATCATACGGTCTATGTGAAGTGCAGCATAGTCAGAGAAGCACAAGTCCTCGTCCTCCTTGGTCACATACTCGATGATCTGCCTGACCGTCCACCTTGTGCAGTCCACCCTGTTAAGCAGCTCACTAAACCTCAATATGCGCCTTGCGCAATATTCCGTCACAAATGGGTCAGTAATATTCCCTTCTCGGTCAAGCTGTTTCTTAGTAACAACCTTGTCTGTCTTGATGTAGCCGGGTTTGCGGTTCTGCATCACCCGGATGTACACTTGGTAGAAGCCGTCCTTTCGTGGCGTTCTTACCGTTGCTTTGAATAGAGCCATAATTTCAATTCTATTTTGTTGTTCATCAAAAATCGTTTGTAAGCACTTGTAAGCACGACCACCAAAGTTTGTGTCAGTTTTTGTAAGCAAAGCCTACAAATTCTGCATGATTAGTGTGCAGAACGTGCAGACCTACCAAAAACAATTTAGGCGGCAAGCCTCTTTATTATCAGAGACTTACCGCCTAACTCGTTAGTTACGAGGGCTTATCTTATTATTCCTCAACAGCAGCCTGCGCAGCAGCAAAAAATCCTTTGTAAATGGGAGATGCGTGAAGTTATCGGAAACATATGTAAAACATTTCCATATATATTTATAGTATATTACTTTTTCTTATTACCTTTAGTGAAATCAT